AGGTCGTTGCCGATGGCAAGCGCGTTCTTGCCGGTGGTTTTCTCGAACAGCACCATCGCGCCAAGGTCGAACCTCAGCATGCGCGGCCTGTCCAGCATAACAGGGACGGATTTCACTAATTCGGTCATGACGCCTCCAGAGAAGGGGAGAGCGGGACCACCCGCCCTCCTTCATTTCTTAAAAAATATATTGGTTAGGGACGTACCACGTAGATGGTATAGACCCTGGGTGATTTGCCCGTGTCGCTGGCGGTGACGGTGAGCAGCGTAGTCGTGTTGGCATCTCCGACCGCAATCTCGCCGGACTGTACCCCGGTGGTCAGGTTGTGACTGACGCCGAGGCAGCTCGCCACGATGGTAACGGCAGCCTCCTGGGTGACAGTGATTTTGATGTACGAGCTATCCGTATCGATGGTCAGTGAATAGGTATACGTATCGTCCGCGAGAGCGGGTATGCTGGTCTTGGCGCCCGCACTGTCTTCGAAGTCCATGCCGCTGAGGAAGTCCGAGAGCATCACGCCGAGGACCGGCTTACCGGATACCTTGAGCGTAGCGCTGAAGCCCACCTTGCCGTCGAAGGGCGTGTCGGTTCCCAGATCCTTGACCACGGCGCTGAAGGTCCAGGTGGTTCCGTTGACGAAGGTCATGATGAAGGTCTGCACGGTACCGGCCTCGTAGTCTTCATCCAGTCCGGCCTGGCCGTCGATATCGCCCGGGATGAAGTTGCCTTCGATGCCGACCTCCCCTCCATCTTTGAAGCCTCGGATGAACTCGCGGTAGGAATCGGGACTGCCGAAGTTGGTAACGTCTATGGTGTCGGCGCTTTTCTTAGGTCCCGAAAGTTTGGTAAGTTCTGCGATAGGATGGCCGTCCCGGGTTAAGCTCGTCCCGTAGCCAGCGATCGCTTGAGTAACTGGGCTCATAGTTTTACCTCCTGAATTTATTAGTTGATGGTGAACATATAATCCGCGATGGACTGATACAGAAGACCCTCCGGTTCGTAGCTGTCGGTTTCGAGTTCCTTGAATACCGAGCCGACCGAAAGCCCTCCCATGACTCCCCTGAAACCGGAAAGCTCCGCCTCCAGCTGGGCGATAACAGCTCTGGTCGAGGCGAAGGTTCCCGAGACAGCGGTGAACTGCACGCGGCAGACGGAGAGGCCGCTGGGTCCTTCGAGGGTGTAATCCGGAACGTCGGATATCCGGGTAAAGACAAGATACGGAGAGGGGACGTCCTGCGGAGCCACGACGGCATAGACGCGGCTCCCAACCAGCGTGACATTGGTTTTCAGCCAGGTGTAGAGTTCGCTTTCGAGGCTCATTTTTTCACGCTCTCCTCAATGAGTTTCCACAGCTCATGGATGATGCGGGACAGAACCCAGTCCTTGCTGCTGTCCCAGGCGTTTCGCATGACCGGGTTGGCCGGCATCGGGCCGTAGTAGCGCCCTTTGTACTTGCCCTTCTTGGCGTAGCGTCCGGGCGAACCGAACTCAACCAGCCAGGCATGGGGCGCTTTCTTGCGGTCGAAGCCCGCCAGGGCGCTGCGCGGTTTGCCGACGCCGAGGGAGGCCAGGTATTTAGCAACGAGTGATTTCTTAAGGTTGCCCGTAGGGCCGACGGGTGCATTCAGTTTGGCCGTGTCCCTGACGGTCTGGGCACCCTCGAGCAGGAGGGGCTCCACCTTGTCGGCGGCGACGCATTTGGCCAGCTTACGCATCTCCGCCTTGAGCTCGTCGATACCTTCGACGCTTATGGAAATGCCATCAGGCATCAGTCGAGCGCTTCCTTGTATAAGATTTGCGTCTCTGACTTTTGCTCGTCTGCGATGATGGAGGTGATGAGGAAGATGCGCGAGCCGTACTTGACGCGCATAATAGGCAACAACCCGGCGACGTAGCGTATATGAATGATGCCGGTGGTGTCCGCGTTGGCCTGCTTGGCCTGGAACAGCTTGTGGGCCGTCAGGGGTTCGATGTAGCCCCACACTACGGCGAAGGTATTCCACGTATAGGTGACGCCTCCCGAGGCGTCGCTGCCCGTCGTGGGGGTTTCTATGGTTACGCGGTGCCGCAGCTTCCCGATATCCAAGCTAGTCCTCCATGCCCCACATGAAGCACATATATCCGTCGCACAGAGCACTTACGGCGAAGGGCATCTCGCCCTGGACCTGGCTGTTGACCATTACGGCGCGGTTCTCGTAGAGGTGCCCCACCAGGAGCAGGATGGCCTGCTTGAGGGATTGCGGAGCGGCATCTGCCAGTCCCCAACCCGCTACATAGCGGATGCGCACGGCGCCCGAAGACGCAAGAGAAACCGAGGGCCAGCTCAGGCCGTAGGCCGGAGTGACGAGACCCGGGTTACCGTCGGTATTGACGCAGTAGTCTCCGGCGTCCATGGTATGGACCACGTCCGCCGAGTCGGTGTACTTGATACTGGTGACCGACTGCAAAGGTGGCCTCGGCACCTGGATAGCTTCGCAATCGTCGGGAAATTGGCTGATGACGTACTCCAGCGTCTGTGTGCATAGAGCGCAGTGAGTCAGCACGTTCTCGATGTGCTCGCGCGCCGCCTGGATGAGGCCGGAGATGAGAGTGTCTTCCGCCGCACCGTCAACGCGCAGGTGCAGTTTGGTTTCGGTGAGGCTGACGGGTTCGACGGCGGGCGGGGTGATTACTTTCAAGGCCATGAGAGCCTCCTGTTATTTGCGCTTTTTGGCTGCGTGCTTGATTGCTGCGGAGGCCTTGTTTTCCTCGGGGAGGACGTTCTTGTCCTCGATGACGGGAGCGGAAGGAGTGTTGGCGGGCTTGCCGCAAACAGAGCAGACCAGCAAGCCTCCGGCGAGCTTAAAATACTTACACTTGCACTGCATTTTGTTTCCTTTAGGCCACGCGGATACCGGATATCATGACGTCGCAGGCGGGAGAGTCGTTACCGCCTCCGTCAGTCTCGGTGACCGCCAGGTTGGTACCGGCCTCGACGTCCCATTGAGCATCGTCGATCGTGCCGGCGCGGGCGATGGTCTTGTCGCCGCCAGCGATGGAGATGGCATCGGTAATGGCCGTTGAAACATTCTTGACTGTGATAGTGTCGCTCGTCGTTCCCGCCGCTTTGTTAATCACCAGGACGTCGGTGACGCGAGTTTTGTGGGTCAGGAGGACGTTGACGGTAGCGGTGGCTCCGCCCGCCATGGCGACGCGGTGAACTACCGGGAGGCCGCCGATGACATTGCCGTCGGCCACGACCTTGGCCACCAGACCGGTGAGCGAAGCGGCAGCGATGCCAGCCTCGACGATCGGCGAGCCCTTGGTATTGTCGGAATGGTCATGCACACCGATTTTATGCACGTGGTCGACCCGGGAGGCGGACGCGCTCACGCCGACGACGTTGGCCGCTGCGGTGCCGCTAGCCGCCATATCACCGACCAGACCATAGGCGACTGTCGAAGCGGTCAATTGCGTCCACGTGGGCGAAGCCAGGGTGTTCGTGTTCTGATAAATGGTTCCGTTGGTTGTATCGATAAGCAGGTCGCCCTTGGCGGCGATGGCGGCATAAGTGCCGGAGACCCCATCAGTAGGAACTCCGGCGTTGCGCCACGGGCGCTTCCGGCTGCCCTCGATGATGAGGGAAGTCTCGCCGCTGTCAGGCGGGATGCCGAAGACCAGCAGCAAGGGCAGGGTGAGGATGAGCGTGAGCATCCTGAGCAGTTTGTGCTTCATGTTTTTCTCCTGAAACAGGAGGAGGCGGGATTTTAATTCCCCGCCTCCCGGTGTTTTCGACTTTTTACGTTTAGATGCCGGTGATCTTGGCGAAGGCCGTGATGCGGGTGTGCACCATGGCGCAGCGCAGGGTTGCCAGGACGGCCAGTTTGCCCTTGACGAAGTAGTCGCTGTAGCCGGAGCTCATTTCGACCTCGACGCCGCGGCGCATGGCCAGGAAGGAGAAGTTGGCATAGTCGCCGCAGAGGGCGGTGTTGACGGTGACGGCGGTGGTGATGGTCACTGGGACGCCCCACATGCGGGTCGGTCCGGTGTCAGTCGGGTTGCCGAAGATGTAGATGCCGTCGGCGGTGCGCAGCAGGCGAATGTCCTGCCAGTCGGTGGGGTTGATGAAGAGATCGCTGGGTTCGGTGAAGCCCACGGTGCGCACCAGGTCGAAGGCCTTGTAGATGGCGTCGGGGGTCGGGTCGGAGCCCTTGGCCTGAGCCTGCAATGCCGCCAGGTGAAGCGTGCCCATCAGGGAAGGTGTAGAACCGGAGCCTTCCAGGATCTGCTTGTCGAGCTTCTGGCGCACCATGAAGGTGAGACGGTTGGTGAGATAGGCCTCAGCCATAGGAACGTCCTCAAGCTGTACCTTGGAGACCGGCACGAAGGTGCCGATTTCCTCGACCTCATCTGTGGTCGCGGTCAGGGCCAGCGCAGACTCGGCAGCGGCGTCGCCTTCCGCCTTTTCAGCGGCGGAGTTTGTGAAAGTGCTCTCCAGCATGTAGACCACGCTGTTCTGGGTGGTAGGGTAGATGGGGATGCGGTCGATGACGGCGATGGGCCTGGTGGGAGAACCCACGAAGCCCGGCATGCGCAGGTTCTCGGGCGCCCAGCCGGAGGTGGTGAAGAAGTTGGCTTTGGCTTCGGCGTCGAGCAGGGTCGACTTGGGGTCGACGTCCAGCATGACGGGGTTATGCTCCGCTTTGAGAGCCCCGCTCTTCATGATGAGCTGCCCGATGGTTTTAACGGCGGGCGCGGGATTGCCGCGGAGGTCGGGTTCGGCTGCCAGTTTGGCGCCGTCATCAGCGGCCTGGCGCGCGTGCTTGAGGGCGGAGATGGTCTCGAATTCCTTATGCAGGTCTTCGAGTTCATGCTCCATGGCGCCCACTTTGGCCACCTTGGCGGTACTGTCGCCCTCGATGCATTTCACCTTGTCCATATCGATGTCGGTTCCAGCCTCGGTGAAGACCTGGTGCAGGGCGTCAGATTTGGCCTTGATTTCCTCGCGGAGAGTTTTCTCGGTTTTCATGTTAGGTTAATTCCTCCAGATTTTTAAATTTGAGCTTGTGGTAGGCCAGCACTACCCTCTCGACTTCTTTCCTGTCTGGCTGTTCCTGTGCGGGTGCGGTGGGTTCCAGCTGGGCCTTGATTTCGGCAGAGAGCGCCCCTATTTCCTTGAGGAGAGCCTCCACCCGGTCCCGGTTAACGGGGGATATAGCCAGGGCCTTCCCCTGCTTGCGGCGCAGATCGGAAAGCGATTTGCTCCGCTCGAGCCAGTCCCGGATTCTTGTAAGCAGATCCTCGGACTGGTCGGCATAGGTTGCGCCCTCGTTATCGGATTTGATGTTCACGGTGCCGGTATTCATTCCGGCCCCTCTGAGTACCGGCGAAGCCTCGAAAACATCCAGCTTCTTTAAGACTCGCCTGACGCTGTTTCCGTTCCACTCGGTATCGAGTTCCTTGTCCTTCACGGTGAAGCCGTAGCTCCACTCCTGCAGGTCCGGGGCGAACTTGACGGTCTCGTAATGCTCCCTGCCGGTGTCGGTTTTGAGGTTGAACTCACCGTCCACAAAGACGTCGCTGCCCGCCTCGCGGATGACTCCTTTCCCCACCGGCAGACCGCCGCTCCAGCTGCCGTGTTGATAGGCGGAGATGAGGATGGTCTTACCCGCAGGGAAAGCCCCTGGGATGGTGACGTCCCCGTCCTTGTCGATAACATCGAGGGTGGCGATGCGCGCAGTGAAGCTTCCCGGCTTCTCCGCTTTGAGTTCCATGCCGGTGAAAGATTTGTGCTCAAGTTCTCCGGTCTCGTTTTTAATCTCATCGTCCTTTTTCTTTGGCATGTTGCCTCCTTTACAGCTTGGGTTTGTTAAGCGCGGCGGTAAGCTGGTCCGCCGGCGTCATATTGAGCGGCGAGAGATATGTGTCGCCGTCCTTGCCAGGCAGCGGGTTCATGTTCTCCATCTCGCGGATATCGTTGGCCGAGAGCCATCCCCACTGTCTGGCAGTGGCATAGGCAGACGAGCGCGCGGCCATGTTGCCCCGCATCAGCCCGTCCACCAGGTGCTCTGTGAAATAATCTTTCTGCTCGGCCACGGAGAGCAGCTTGAGATTCATGGCTTGCTCCCAGCGCACCAACCAGGGACGCATGGTGAACACCACAAACTCCAGCGCCTGCTCCTCTATGTTGGAGAAGGTGGCCCGATCGAGATCGCCGATCATATGCGGCGGGACGTGGAAGAAGCTGGCTATCTCTCCGCGTTGGAACTTGCGGGTCTCGAGGAACTGCGCATCTTCCGGAGGGATGGTGATTTGCGTCCACTTCATACCCTCTTCCAGAATCATGGGGTCGAAGGCGTTTTCAAGCCCGGAGTTTTCTTTTAGGCTCTTTTTGAGATTCTTCCGTCCGTCATCCCCGAGTTTGCCGGGATAAGTGAATATGCCGGAGGCATTGACGCCGTTCTTGAAGAGCGTGGAACCGAACTGCTCGGTGGCTTTGGCAAGCCCGACCGCCTCGCGCATCATAGCGATGGGCGAGTAGCCAACCAGCCCGTCAAAGCCCAGGCCGTGTATGTGGAGCACGCGGTATGCCGGAAGAGTGACCGGCCCGCCGCCGCCCGAAGGGCTGTAGTTATAGAGAACCTGCTTGGTTACCGGGTCGCGCGTGACCCACATGCGGTCGGGGTAGAGCGGGCGGAGCTCCTTGATGTGTGTGTAGTCGTCCCAGATAATCTGGGCGTAACCGTTGCCCCAGGTGAGCACGTGGGCCATGAGCGTCTCGCGTAGGGTCATGCTGTCCATCTCGGGGTTAGGCTGGTCGTGCAGGATGCGGTAGAGCTCGTGATCGATGGCGCGCTCCTTGCCCCGCGGCAGGCGGCGGTATAGCATCAGCGGCAGGGATGCCAGCGTCTCGGAGATGACACGCACGCAGGCGAAGACAGTGATCTGGCTAAGGGCGTTAGCCTCGTTGATAGAGACGCCGGCTCGACTGATTGATGTTAACCCGTCATTCCTCTGGCCCGGCAGCAGGCTGACGACGAAGTCCTTGAGGCTAGGGGCTTTTAGCGCCCTGACGGCGATGTCTGATAGTTTCATAATCACTCCAGGTCTGAGAGTCTGATGATGCCGCGGGTCTCGTAGACTGACTTGCCGTCCGCACCGGTATGACGGGCCGCCCTGTCGAGCGCCATAATCATGGCCACCATGCCGTCTATCTTCTGCGTCGCCTTGGCTTTATCAGGTTTGAGGTTGCCTGCCGGGTCGGTTGCCACCACCATGTTATCGGCGCACCAGCGGGATACAGGATTGCCTCCGTGCCGGATCTTCTTGCTCAACACCAAAGTCATGAGCTCCTTGGTCGGGGATGACATCGAGGCAAAACCCTGACCGAAGGCCACCAGGTGCGCACCCTGCACTTTCGGATCAACGGAGAAGCCCATCTCCTGCAGGTCAGTAGTAAGCTTCTGGCTTCCCCAGCGGTCGAAGGCCAATTCCCGCAGGTCGTAACCGGCCATGTCTTGGGTGATCTGCTTTAACACATAGCCGTAGTCGATGATGTTCCCGGGAGTCATCGTGATATACCCTTGCCTGGCCCATTCCCGGTAGGGCACTCGATCCTTGCGCTCCTTTTCGGTGGCGGTGTCTTCCGGTATCCAGTAGCGCCACAAAACGTCATAGCTACCGTCCTCGGCAGGGAATACAAGCGCGAGTGCCGTCAGGTCCGTCGTACTGGAGAGGTCAAGACCGGCGTAGCAGGGCTTGCCCGAGAGATCTCCAACTGCATCAGTGCAATCGTCCCATTTGTCCATCGGAAGCCAGCGCTCGACCGAGTTGACCCACTGATTCAAATAGAGCCGACGAAAGGTCATCTCGAGCGCCGGTATTTCTTTGGCCCGGAAAAACATCTGGCGCAGCTCGTCGACGCTTCGGAATGTCCCGAGCGCCGGATTAGCTTTGGCCCAGACCTGCTCATCCTCCCAACTGTCTTCTTCCTCGGCCTGGAAGATCACCGGCAGGAAGGTGGGGTCAGTTACAATCCCGTCGCGCACCTTGCGCGCATAGTCATAGACTTCGTAACAGATGGAATTGCGATCGAACCCGGCTGTAGTTATGGCCACGACAAGCGGCTGCAGGCGAGCGCCGGTTGATGTGGTAAGAACGTCCCACAAGTCGCGGTTCGGCTGGGCATGCAGCTCGTCGAATACAACCCCGTGAGAATTGAAGCCATGTTTGCTATAGGCCTCGGCCGAGATGGAGCGGCAGTAGGAATTGGTTTGCTGAACAACGATACGGTGGACGCTATCCAGGATGGTGGACCGCCGCTCGAGGGCAGGAGCGCTCCGCACCATGGCAGCGATCTCTTTAAAGACGATGTCCGCCTGGTCGCGGTCGGAGGCAGCGCAGTAGATTTGCGCCCCGCCCTCGTTATCGGCAAACAGAAGGTAATTGGCGATGGCCGCGGCGAGCTCTGTCTTGCCGTTCTTGCGCGGGATGGTCAGGAAAAGGGTACGATACTGGCGAGTGCCGTCCGGGTTGAGGGTACCGAACAGCGGCCTGATAATACGGTTGCGACTGCTTGAGCGATTCGATGAATTTAACCGCTTTGTCAGCGGCCTGTTCTGAAAACACATTTAAAAGCCCTTCTCTCTAGCCAGCCTCTCGGCCTGCTGCATGATATCTTCCAGGGCATCATCCTCTTTGGACTTGGGCACACTCACCCGGGTCCGGGAAACTGGGGTCAGCCCGAACTCAATCAGGTATTTATACATCTGCTCGATGGCCTTGTTGGCCACGTTTAGAAAAGGCGAGGTCATCAGTGATCCGTTAGGGTGTTTGATGATCGTGCCATGTTTGGCGATCATCCTCTCCGCCTCGGCCCAACGCCCGTAGGCCTGGCAATAGGCAGCCAGAGCGGACCTGTCCAGTTCGGAAATAAGCCCTAACTCATCGAGCTGCGGAATGATCCTTTTCCATTCGGTTCGGGCCGCGCTATTCAGATGAGAAGGACAGGTCGGGATTCCCTTTTTCGGCATCGGCTCGTTTTCATTGAGAGGACGTTTCCCGGGATTCCCCTCCAACTTTTTGATGGCTGTTGGTTTCTTATGATTCGGCATGACGGCCTTTACTCCCTATTTGTAAAACTAATGATGATTTTGTGCCTAATTACGCTTGACTTCATGATCTTTACAAGTGATGAATGGTGTCAGGATTAAACAGGAGGAGGAGAAACAAAATGATAAACCTGGAACACGGCACCAAGCTCACCACCGACTTCGAGGTCCTCGATAACGTCGCTGAATACATCCGCTGCAACGTGGGCTCGCAGGACTGGGAAGAACATATCGAGAACATCAGCGGCTATATCGGCGCCGGCATCCAGAAGCATGCGCAAGAAGTAGTCGGGTACTTGATGGCAAAACTGAATCTCAAATAACGGGATTACCCGCGACAGCCGGATACCGGCGGCGGCAAGGAGAATAAGATGATACAGGACAGGAATCTAACCGCAGGAACCAAACTGGTAGGTCGCTACCACAAGCAGGACCGCACATGCGAAACGCACCTGGACGAGAATGGAAAGCTTTACTTCAGACTCGATGACGGCCGCGCCTTCAAGAGCCCTTCAGCCGCAGGAACAGCGGTCACCGGACACGCCTGCGACGGATGGCACTTCTGGTCGATAGCAGGTGAAGCCAAGCCGGTCGACTTCTCAAATATCGAGCAGCACATCGACAAGGCAGCCAGCATAGGGAAACTTAAACTGCCGAAACCCATCCCAACCTACGACGAGACAGTCGCCAAGATCGATAAGATGGAGAAAACCGAAAAGCCCAAACCGCCTAAGTCCGGCGTCTACAAACTCCCGAACCAGAAAGGTGCGCCGGCAGGGCTAACCAGATATTACTGCTTTGACTGCAGCAGCCCCTTCCCTGCCAAAAGCGACATCAAGAACCCCGTCTGCCCTAACTGCCACCCTGCCAAGTAAGCTAGGCCGGTTTCCCGCCACAGGCCGCTTCACCAGCGGCCTGGCTCGTTGTGAGAGTGGCTTTCTTTCCGGTGTAGTCTTCCCACCTTTTTAAGATCACGTCGCAGTAGTGTTCTTCTAGTTCCGACATGTAGCACTTGCGTCCCAGCTTCTCCGCGGCAATCATAGTAGAGCCAGAGCCACCGAAGGTGTCCAGGACGATGTTCCCTACCAGGGAACTGTTGTTGATGGCCCGCTCGCACAGCGCGATGGGTTTCATGGTCGGGTGTTCAGGGCTCGACCTCGGGCGCTTGACGTCCCAGACGTCAGACTGGTTACGATCACCGCACCAGTGATGTTTGCCGCCTTCCTTCCAGCCATAGAGGAGGGGCTCATACTGCCGCTGGTAATCCTGCATCCCCATGACGAAGAGGTCCTTGTGCCAGATGATGAAGCTCGCCCAGTGACCGCCCAGTTCTTCAAAGATGTGTTTGTTCGAGTACATCTCCTTGTTCGACATGCAAATGTAGAATGCGCCGGTGTTAAAGTCCATCAGGTTCTGCATATAACCCCGGACGAAGTAGTCCCATTCTTCCAGAGACATATTGTCATTCGTAACCGATCCCCTTGGCTTCCCTGTCTTTCCAATATGGATGTCCTTCGCGGGTTTTGTTAATCCGGGTCCTTCCCTTGGTTCTCTTGTAGGACGGATGCCCTACGATGGAGCCGTAGTTTACGTTATAGGGCGGGTCTGTAAATACCATATCGGCTTTCTCGCTGGCCATCAGACGCTCGATATCTCCTGGCTTGGTAGCGTCGCCGCAGAGGAGGCGATGAGCCCCGAGCTGCCACAGGTCGCCTTTCTTGCAGACAGGTTCCACAACCTCGGGGATGACTTCCTCGTCGGTGAGCCCTTCCTCGGGCACGTGGAACTGCGTCATCAGTTCTTCGATTTCCTTATCATCGAAGCCGGTGACCTCGATATCAAAGGCGCCGGTGTTAATCTCCTCAAGAAGGTCCTTCAAGCGGGGCAGGTCCCACTCACCGGAGATTTTATTCAGCGCCAGGTTGAGGGCTTTCTCTTTTGCGTCATCAAGTTGAACTACCGATACTTCGACCTCGGTCCGGCCCAGGTCCTTGAGGACCTTAAGGCGCTGGTGGCCGCCGACTAGGTTGCCCGTGCCCTCGTTCCAGACGAGAGGCTCTACGCAGTCAAACTCGGTCAGCGACTTCTTGAGTTTCTTGTACTCCGGGTCCCCCGGCTGCAGGTCTTTGCGCGGGTTATATGCGGCAGGGTTTATTTGAGTTATCGGAATGGTTTTAATAATCATATTGGTTCCATGGTTAATAAAACGTTATCAGGTTCCATTTACAGTCGCTAGGCATGGACCCTTTGAGTCTTTTTGTGCCTGCTCAGGCGTGGGACCCCCCCTAGGCTGAACTGCGACTTCGCGCGCGTAGCTGCGCACTCGGTTGGGAGGAGTCAAAGCCCCAAGGATTTAATCCCCCCTCCCCACTGCGCTGGGTGAGGGTGTGTCTTACTTACGGTAAGGGGTGTTATCCTGTTATCTATCCTGTTTTCGTGCCTAATATCGATAACATGCCCATTGTTATCCCCTGTTATCCGTGTTTTCCCTGCGCTTGTTTCCGAAGGCGCCGTCTTCCCTCGCTGTCTTGATTGAGTGGCAGGACTGGCAGAGGGCCTGATGGTTGGTTGGTTCCCAGAACAGCGGGTCGCCCGGCCCACTCACCGGCTTGATGTGGTCCACGTGCTCACTGGCTGTTACCCTGCCCTGGGCTTCACACATCACACAGAGTGGGTGCTCAATCCGATATAGCCTGGAGTACTCCGCCCATCGGGATGAGTAGCCCCGCTGTGTTGCAGAGCCTCTATCATGGTCATACTGCTGTCTTGCAATACGTAGATGCTGATCACAATAACCAGACCGATCTGTTGTTAGTTCTGGGCATCCTGAGTGTGCACACGGACGGGATGGACGAAAAGGTGACATGGCGTATCCCCGTGAGATTGCCTGTAGCAAGATCAGAGAAAAGCGGGCAAAAGAAAAAGGCCAGAACCCTCGCGGACTTCCAGCCCTATAGTATTATTTTACCCCGGTTTAGGCATTGAGTCAACTTTTCGTGCCTATTTTGTCAAGTATAGGTGATACGCCAGGCGTATCATTTTACGCAAACTATAGCGCACAGGGTGTTTAATTCAAAAAACGAATATACATTCAAAGTGGTGACTGTACAAATCCGCCAGCGCTATTTACGTGAGGTGTATAATGTATGCGGACAGCTTTTTTCTATAAAAGTGGGAGGTAGTGAAACTTATTATGAGAGGATTATTTAACAAAATACCTTGGTGGGGTAAATTGCTCGCAATGGTGGCGGTTATAATTCTTATTGCTGTTTTTTGGAAACAAATTTTGATTGTCTTAGGAATTATCTTTGGCGCAATCGTATTATATTACGTCTTGGCTAATCCAAGAAATAGAGAAGTACGACGAAGAACCACTTATTATTATGAGGAACCTGGGGATACATACATCGTCGTAAACGGTAATCGTCAACGAAATGATATTCAAAGAGGTATGGACTGGCATGTACCGAGGGTTAACAGAAATGGGGCAGAATTCATAACGGGAGCGAGTAATTCTATGAAGAAACTAAGGAAAAATCTTTGGGGATAGATGTGAGACGATGGTGATTAATAAAATGCCAACAAAGTCGGCAAAGCCTGAACCTATCCCTATTAGGAAGGTAGGTCCGAAGTTACCCATGCCTGATAATCCTATCATAACGTGGCCTAAGCCGCCTGTTACTCATCCTGGTGTCATACGACCAAGAAAGACAGACGGGAACCCAGATGATGCGAAACGTAGAGCTAGATAGAGATAAGCGGACGCCAAGAGCGGCAGCCGTATACGGAGGTTAGAATGGCTACAAGAAAATGTGGACGCTGTGGGGGGAAAGGTTATATTGGTATACCCGCTAATGTGTGTCCTACATGTCGCGGTACGGGGTGGGTAACGGTCGGAAAAAATAAAAAATAGTTGAGCGGACGCTGGGTAACTATAGCAACGGGCAGTAGGACAGACTTTTTGTCCTATGTTTCCGTGGTGACTATTTAATATGACTTGGGAAGAGGCTTGTCGTGTGCTTGGTGTTCCCCCAACAGCGAGTGATGCCGAGATAAAAGCACAATATTTTTATAAGGCTCAACTTCTTCATCCCGATATGAATATAGGTAAGCCAGAGCGTGTCAGGTTCAAAGCTGAAGAAGAATTCAAACTTGTAAACGAAGCCAATACATTTCTAACAAAACCTTCGAGTAGAACTGCAAGTAGACCCACAGGCCAGCCCGATTCTACGTACAGAACATCTAGGGCTACCAACCCGCAGAACAGATCGAATGAAGGCCCGCTCTATCAATATGAAGGGCAAAAACCAAGGCAAAAAGATAATTCTGCTACCAAACAAAAGCGACATGTTTGGGATATAGATAGAACGCTGCTAATCTTCAAAAGGGTAGGAATTGGCGTAACGTTCGTTGCGGCAATATCTTGGTCCATATTTTTTATTAAGGATTTTTATCCCATCTTCACGGGTATTGGTAGGCATCTACCCGACTGGCCTCATCTGGGTTGGCTCAAGTTAATATCATGGGTGTTACCTATATCGTTAGGTCTTATGATTCCTTCTTTATTTTATACAGGTAATGGTTGGTTAGCCATATTCACTATCATAGCCCTCCCGTGCCTTCACTTTTTGCTGGCCAGGCCATGGTGGGTGGTAATATTGCTAACTTTGCTTATCATCCTCGTGGTTTTCGTTGCCGCTGAATCAATCAGGCAAAATTCCACCGATACGCCGATGGCGCGATTGAGAGGCGTATTTTATATTTTTTGGGAAGAATAATAAGCCCGAAGAAGATGGAATGACTAGCTGATGGGGTGTGGGTGGCGATAAAGCAAAACTTAGAGCTAAACAGATGCCTGGAAAGGCAACCGTTAGCGAAGGGCTGAGGCGATTAATAAAATGACCGGTAAAGAACAATCACCGATCGATTGGTATGCAGATTCCGATGGCACATTCAACTGAAGACCATCAAATAATCAGTACTTCGACGGTACATTGCATCTATGGCAAGTGTGATGCACTTGTCGTTTTCTACAATGATGGCACCCAGGAAGTCAGGTGCGCTATGGAGAGACCGGTCATTGTAGAAACTCTTTACACTTTTAATGGTGACATGGTACAAAAAAGGGGCGTTACGGGAAAGCACGAATGTCCTGAGGAACATTGTCCATATGAGGGGAACTGAAGAGTTCAAGCGGACGCCAGGCGTGGCAGCCATGTTCAAACTAAGTAGGGCGGTTCGTGGACAATGGTGATACTCTGGGATTGCAATACGTAAGAAGGAGCAGAGAGGCATACCTAAGCTCTTCAAAAGCTACGTACAATGATACCAAAATTGCCTAGAGCTAAAAAGAAATAATAATAGGGGAGGGTAACAATGCCAGAAGAGAAGACTACAACAAGGACGACTACAACTAGGACGACTACAACAACAAAAACACCACCTCCGAAAGAAGAGCCTCGTCGTGACCCATTTGGCCCAGTCCCAGCAAAACCAGATTCATGGGAAAAAAAGCAGCGTGAAAGAACAGGCTATTAATGAGCGAACAGGCAAAGATAATATCGACCCAGCTCGTAACCTGCGCCCTAATGTGCAAATCACACATGCTGGACGAAGCATCAGTCCAAGCAATAATAATCGTATACGAAAATGGAGAAGTAGAAGCACGATGCCCAATAAACCAAGGACCTAGAGACCCTTCAAGATGGGCAAACCCCTCAGCTTGCATAGAGTGTCTCTACGAGAAAAAGCGATAATTTGGTAAAGTTCTTTACCAAATAACGCTGTGTGAACGTACGATAAAGATTCAATGAAAACGGTGAAATTATCTTATCCCAATGGGCGACCCATTAACGCCAAACGCGCGGTACAAACTCTGCTTAATAGGGGCGATAGGCTTATGGACAGGGGCAGTTACGAACAAGCAGTAGCCGCTTATGATGTGGTCATTACCTGCGTCGATCGGTCAAATACACCCTCTTTGCGCGAGTTCTTGGCAAAAGCCCTGTATAACAAGGGCCTAGCACTGTGGGAATCTGGCAGATATGAAGATGAAATTGCAGTATATGACGACTTCATAGCCAGGTTCGGACAATCAAAAGACCCTGCATTGCGAGAACTCTTGGCAAATACTTTGATAAATAAAGCGGATGTTCTGTGGAAGCTTGAAAGGACTGTAGAGGAGCTTTCCGTATACGAAGACATTGAAGTCAGATTCGGCAGGGCTAGAAAACCCGTTCTGCTTGAGATGTTGGCCACGGCACTGCACAACAAGAACGTAGCTTTGGGTAAATGTGGACGTCATCAAGAGGCCGTTAGTGCCTGTGATAATTTTATAGCCAGGTTTGGTAAAACCAATACTACTTCTATGCGCGAACGAATGGCTAAAACCCTTTACGACAAGGGGGATTCACTGGAACAACTGGGCCTCGTCTCAGATGCAATCGCGATCTATGATGATATCGTAACTAGATTTGGGCAGTCCAAAGAATCTTCGATAATCACAACTGTAACGGACGCCCTGGAAAGAAAAACCATCCTCCTAAATAATTTTGATGTAATCATCGCCAATTAATGGGCTTAAAGAAAATAATCAACCTTTTCGGTACTCCCTACCCCTCAACCAGGTATCGTAAGGTGTCTTTTTAGGATTCTTCCCACAGACATATATCAGTGCATGATAGGCTTCATCGTCCAGGCAGGTATAACCCGCCCTCACCTGCGCCACCAATAGTTTGCCAGGTGTACCGGCATTCTTGATTCGTTGCATCACGTCACCGTGGATAATCTTAGCCTTACAGAATGAGGCCTCGCCCTTTATGGAGGTCTTGCCCTGGCTGTCCTCGATAGTCGAGCCGCAGCCTATCCACTCAACATAGCGCTTCTCGTGCCGGTCGTATCTCTCAGTGATGTACTCTCCGGCAGGTTCCCTGGGCCAGCAACCTTCGTCAAAATACTCTTCGTTCTCGATGAGCCAGCGAATCTGTTGCTCACTATAGCGAAAAGCCGAATAGGAAACCCAGTACGGCCTGTCATATGATGCATTTCTTAGTGAATTCTGCTGGAGGGTCTTGGTCATAACCATTCGCCCTCCTTCTTCAGATCCTTGAGTTGTCTTTTGGTCAATTCGAACTCCCGGGAACACAGCAGGCACTTCTTCTTGACACGGCCCCAGGCGTCGTGCTCTAGATATAGGTCGCCGCCGCATTTACCTTCCGGGCATTTCTCTTTAAGCCAGATGCAGGACGTCTTTTTCATTTCGTCTGTAAAGCCTTCTCTACGCTGTCATTCAGCCAGTCGGAGGGTCGGAACAAGTAATACTCGGCACCACTAGCCCTGATCTCTTGCTCCCACTCCATCTGCTCCGGTGATTGCTTCCCCTTCTCGCTTTTGCACTCGATGTAGATGACGCGACCCTTCTTAACAAGGTTCAAGTCTGGGAAACCTTTCCCGTCGGCCGATACCGGTGTCCGCCAGCCTTTAGATGTGAGCGCCGGCCGGAAGTGGGCCGCCCGATAACCCAGTGCATGGGCCAGCTCGATGATGGCCGACTGCAGTTGCGCTTCTGACATTTTGTTACTGGTTGATATCTCTTTAACTAGCCCGCTAATCACTTTGGCCATTTATCTTTTCTTCTCTACTTGGGTAGTTGCATGACACCATGACACCCTGTCACGGACAGTCATGTTTTCCATGACATGACACACCCCCCCTCTTTAGAGGGGGTGTCATGACATGCTGTCATGGTAAGTATTAAACACGATAATTTAACCCCCACGACCCGTCATCAAGCTTAATAATCTTTTGCTTGTCCTTTAGTCTTTTCAAGGCATGGCGGATATTATCCGGAGACAAAGTTAGTGCTTCCTGAATCTGGGCATTCGTCATCTTGGTGTTTTCCTTGATGAGTTGTTCTATTTCGGCCTGAGTGCCCATTGCTGCCACAAACTCACTCACGGACTGCGGTTGACTCCGGGTAATAATGGTCTTGTCGCTTATATCGCCGCCCTGAAAGTTGATATGCAAACCCAATGGGCCGTGCAGTTTGGCAAACGGCGGCGGCTTGCGGTTGAATAAAGCTACGTCCATCTCCGAGCTGTCATTCTCCTGCGACTTTTTAACCTCCCAGATGCAGCGGGCTTCGGCAGAGTAATACTGGTTGCCGTATACGGAACGGGTCCTCTTGTCATCGCTGTTCTTGGACGTATGGGCCAGGATGAGTGACGTTGTTTTGAGCTTGCGCCATGCCGCCCAGAAGTTGAATGCCGGTTCGGTGGCATTAAGATCTCCCCCGGCCGCCATGCCCAGCGAGTCAAAGATTGTGAATTCCGCCCGGGTTTCGTCTATCCATTTGGCGATCTGCTCCACGTCGGTCGCCAGGGGATGACTGCACCGGCGGTAGTTAACACACAAGGGTCCCAGCCCCATGCCTTTTGAGACGCATGACAGCGCCCATTCAACGGTCTGGCTGTCTGTCTCCCAGTCCAGGTAGAGGCACCGGATAGGGCGTTGCGGGGCGTCCCACCCCATCGGATTGTCATACCAGGGCAGCACCATGCAGATTGTCATGATAAGAGCGTTAAGACTCTTGGATGATGACGGATCCCCGAATATGATGGTGGGATAGTTCTTGATAATAAAAGGCCTCAGCAGATATTCAGGAGGCTTTATGTTTTCATTGATGGAGCTCAGCTCAACTACCACCTCCCCCTTGCGAAAGCGTTCGAGGGTTTCCGTGCACACCTGTTCGAACATCTCGGCCCAACTGATGTCGAGCTTCTTTTTGAGCGAGCATGACAGCCGCTCACGTGACTGTCCGCTTGAGAAGTTAAAGCTTGCCTGGTAAATATGCTGGCCCGCATGCAAGATGGTTATCTCGCCCTTGAGTTCTCCCGAGTGCAGTGCGAGGCGCCGGCATTCTACCTTTACATGTTCTTTGGCCCATTCAAAGTCATAGCCGCCGGTTCTCTCTTTAACTTCTGCTTTCCGCATACCGAACAGCACCGTAACATCCTGTTCGAGGACCTCCAGCTGGTTTATGTCGCCTCCGTTATCCAGCCATTCGCTCACGTCTTTATTGCCTTCGGGGAGTATGATGGCCTTGATGCTTTTGGCTGTCCCTTTGATGGAATTGACTACCTGTCTTGCGTATTCATACCCGGGTTCGTCGTTATCGGGGATGACGGTTACATCCTTGTCCTTAAAGCAATTGGCATATTCAGCCTTCCATGCGTTTGCCCCACCGGGCGAGGTAGTGGCTGTCAGCCCATGTAACCGCAGGCCATCCGCATCCTTTTCGCCCTCAACATTAAATATCTTGTCTCCTGCCAGGACTTCAGGCAGGTGGTAGATTACCCGCCTCACCCCGTCCATCTTGTTTAACCATTCACCGCCACCGTTCTTATGCCGCTGGAAGAATCCTTTGGGGTCGGTACGCACCACCTGGAACAGCAGGGTGCCGGCCTCGTCGGTATAGTCGTAGGTGGTTAATATCTTCGGTTCCTGGCGGGGCCTCTTTTCATCAATAAACAAATCTTCCATCTCCAGCCCCATCACCCCCAGTATCGCCTCGGTCCGGCATCCGGCATGGCAATTCATCAGTATCTTGTCGCCTGCCTGCGTGATAGATAGGCTCGCGCGCCTGTCGTCATGGGCAGGGCAATGCGCCTGGTAAGCGCCGGAGGGCAGCCGTTTGACCCCCGTCATACGGTCGAGGACATTCTCAATGCCTTTGATCATGGTCTCCAGTCCCGGCAACCGCTTTCAACCATGTCTTCGATTTCCCGGCACTCGCAATGCTTGTTACCCTTGTAATAACGGCAGTCCCCGCAAGATTTAGAACCCCGCGGGGCAGATTCAACATCCATTTCAACCACGGCTTATTCCTTAGCTTTGGTCTTGACCGGTTCTTTAACCCGGGCGTCTATCATTTCAACAACCACAGCCGGCAATGCCTCGCGCAGTTTGATGATGCACCACCCAACGGCGTACTGCCCGGCCTGCCCGTTCACATCAAGCTTGCCGCTGGATACCATCTCGGCTACCGCCTTAACAGCCACCTGGGCCTCGATGCTTGCCTCCCGTGTAATCGGCGCCGCTGAAGGTGTGACAGGCACAGGTTTGGCTTGTGGCGGCTGTGCCGGTTGGCTTGTCGGGGCGCCGGCTATCACCACGCCCTTGATATGGTTATAATCCCCCTGTTTCTCTATATCTAACTTGACGCTGGCCCCGGGTTTCAGAGAATTAAAAGTCGCGGCCTCAAAGGCATAGAACTTGGCCCCGTTCTCTGAGGTTACAATCTTGAACGGCCCGTTCTTCCCCGGCTTCTCTGCGATCTCTTTGATGGTGATTATTTGTTCAGACATTCTTTTTATTCTCCTTAAATGGATACTCCCAGCCTTCACGGCTTTTTATGGCAAACTGTGTCAGTTCCTGCGTATGAACCGCGTGCGGGTGCGCATCGACGCCGATGCAATACCTAACGGAATAGTAAAGCTCACCCTGCTCAAAACGCTGATGGCAAACGCAGCACTCCTTCTTTAGCCTTTGGGTGGCGGTGTGAAGGTTGGCCTCATAAGCCGCGGCTTGGACGCATCGGGCGTTCATCAGATACCTTCGCCCTTGTAAGGCGGATTATTGATGGCGTCCAACCACTTGTTGAACGCCGCCACAGGCACGAGCACGCGATGCCCCACTTTTTTTGAAGGTATTTCACCCCGGCGTGCACCCTCCCGGGCCGAGGTTTCGGATATGCCAAGTAGCACCGCTACTTCTGAAATGTTGTAAGCTAACTTTGTGATCGTGGGTGTCATCCTCTCCTCCCCAAGTGAAATATCCTGGTTATCTTCTCTACACGGCTGATTTGAGTGGGCGGCCCCGTACCCTCTTCCTTTACCACAGAGATGTTCCGGGAGAGGTAGGCATCCACTTCACGCGCGACTTCCGGGAAGTTGGCTTTGGCCCTCAGATAAACATCACTGCTCAGGTTCACTCTGCCAT